GTCTGACCCAACCCTTGTTTTCCATCTAATCCTGCATTCCTGCTGCAGTTTCTCAAGGCAGACTAGAAACAGCCGATCACGAAAGCTCTGGCAAGACAAAGCTAGAATTGTGGAGTTGTAATGAGGTATTCCTTGACACATATTGGAGTTGTTCCTGAAGTACGGAACCCCATCTGCCAAGAACTTCTCCTTGGCTTCTTGCAGCCACATTTGTTCATGGCGTTCTTTTGGGTGCTTCATCCATGCTTCAACAAGCTTTCTGGGGTACTCAATCATCTTGTTTGTGTGCTTGAGGAATATGAAGTACGCCAGATTTTGAACATCGGGGAAGTCTGCAAGACTGTCTCTGTAGATCGCAGTGAAGATCGTAGGTATGAACTTCTGGGCCCAGGTTGTCATGTCATAAGAGTTCTTGATCATTTGGACAGGGGCCCCTTTTGGAAATTGTGCCAACACTTCTTCAAAATCTCCTCTCATCATGAGCCTTTTGTCCCGGCCCTTGGTAAGAATCTCGCGCTTATCTGACTTTGCTTGCAGTCTGCAAATCTCTTCAACTATGTTGAACAGGACCCTTGCTTTGATGTAGAGAATCATGATTTCACGAATTCCTCCTATTTGCCCCTTCTTGAAGATTTGGATCATTACATCAAACAACTGATTGTTGTCCCCAGAGAAGGCCATGGCAACCTCGAAAGCCTGGGTTAAATTCTCGTTGTCCACCATCTCTGCCACTAGCTCGACAGCTTTTGTCCTCACACCGACCTTCTCTGCAGCTCGCAAATCTTGTGTGTCTACCTTCTTGCAAATTTGTTTAACAGATGCCTTGAAAGTCGCAAACTCTGAAAGATTCCTTGACAAGATATCATTGATCCGAGACTTGGTCTTCCATGAGTGATCGGGTGCCATGTTATCGACATGTTTGTCTTGCAGCGCCATTCCACAAAGGACAGCCTTCCTACTGTAGTAGTGGCTCTCTGGTTTTTGTGACACCGCATGGCTGTAGTCCTGATCGACTGTGGTGTTTCCAAACAAGTACCCCAACTTTTCTTCTCTCGATAGCCGAGACCTCATTTCAGAGACAAACAAAGTCTCCTCTTTCAAGATCTTGTTGAGAATCCCTAGCGAGTCTTGTGTGGGGTTTTGCCTGTCTTTGTTGTACATCATGCACCAGTAGATCTCATTGAGGTTGTAACTAATTGGCACTGGAGGGCCTAGTGTGAACAGCCTGGGCAGTTTGCCAATGACGCCTGTTGTCGTCTCGTCGTAAAACCCTGTGTGCTCGTCTCGGGTTGACTTCCCTAGTCTAATGAAGTCAGAGAGCGGCCTTGAGCAGATTTCGAAAGTGGCTGAAACAGCTCTCTGTAGCATGGTTGACTGTATGACAGACGCGACTCGAGAAGGGAATTTTGAGATTATCTTGTCGAGTTGCTTGTCACCAAGGGCCTTTATCCATAGATACCTGATAGTCTGGTTAGTGAGAGATGTGAGCTGTTTGTCTTCAAGGTACATCAGAACGAGCAGCTGGTAGTTGCCTCTTTTGATCTCCTCTATACAGGTTGTGACCAGCGACTTTCCTCCCTCAACAAGTCGCTCAGAACAGGCAACAGAAGCAGACATTGTTCTGTCATAAGATCTCGCCCAGTGCTTGAGGCGATCAGTATCTACAGAGAGCCACTCAGACTCCCAATGATCACCAACAGGAAGCCATGGTGCCGACAGCTCATTCACAACACCCCTCACGAAGGAAATGATCTTGACGAATTCGACGTTGGATTCAGTTCTCAGCTGAGCTCCGGGAGCTATTAAGCAAAACACGCCTCTTGTTCTAGATGCAGTCAGCACATACTGTCTGTTCTTCCGTCGTCTCATAGAATTGATGACAATCTCTTGTGCAATGTTCTGATAGAACTTTGCAACCCCAGACATAGGACAACTGTTATGCATGTCGACAATTCGTTCTAGGGCCGATGACATAGAAACTCCGGTGGTTTCAAGCTGAGGGAATCTTAAGCTGTTGTGGTAACATACTGTGGTTGTGTCTTCGATCTGCTGAACGAAGTCATCCAGAGAAGTTATGTGGCTTTGGTCAATTCCAATGTGCTTTGGGGCCTTCCGTGGGATCTTCATCCCTGTCTTCTTCAATGCTGATTTTCTCCCAGGCCCCTCCAACTGTTCCTTCAGAAGTTGTGAGTCAGTCAGAGAAAGTGTTATGACGTGAGACTCATCAGGCGAAGAATGAGTGAGAAAGGACTTTATCAAATCTAAATACCCACCATGATGTCGGGTCTCCTTTATCTCTTTGACCAGCTCTTCAAAGGTCTGCTGAACCTCCATGAACTCCGCTGGTGCCCCAAGCTGGAGTATCCGGGGAAGATGGTCAGTGTTCCTTGGTTGGGATTTGAATGCTTCCCACTCCGACTTGAAAGACTC